GCTAAAGTAGCGTTTTCACTTAACCACGTTGTGCCTCCGTCGGCTCCTGCTGTTAGACTTGCTGGACGGTAAAAATAGTGCAGTTCAGAGGTATAGTTAGCATCTGGCGTGGGGCCAATAATAAAATTATCTACGTCAAAAGTGGCATAATATTTCGGCGTACCTGTAGTAGCAGAATTTGGATTAAATGTTTGTATAAAATCCGGATCTTTAAACTCTAAAAAAACATGTTCACTACTGCTGGTTACTGATAAAGAATACGGAGCTAAAAAATCAGAAGGAGCAGATAAAAAACGATTAGAACTAGTCATTGATCCCGAAACATTTTTACGAAAATAACTAAGCTGTATGTTTTTTAATATGCGCTCTTCAGCGTTTTTAATAAAATCGTTTAAATGCGAAACAAAAGTAGTTTCGGTATTTTGTGTGTAGTCCTGTATAGCCGTTTTTAAAGTAGCGTATGTAAAACTCATGATGTAGTCACCGTTACTGAACCTACGTTTCCAGAAGCTTTGGTAGGTATGAAATCTTCTATTGCTGGATCTCGCGCTGCAACATGCACGACCATTGCTTCAGACCTGTCTGGTCTAGGATCTTTTAATGCTTGCGGGTCATCTACTTTAGGAAAAGGTTCTATCTGAGGGCTTTTTGCTTCCCATTCATCAAAACCTACTAAAGCACCTGTCCATTCTTTTCGCATCCTATTTAACGGATAAGCAAACCCTGAACGGTCTGAAATGCCTAAAGCATACTTGCCTGATGCAAACTTACTCATGCAATAACTGTCCCTGTTACGTTAGGTTTAATGTTAAACGAAGCTCTGTCCCTATCTTCAACCATAGCTCGTTCAAACTCTTCTTCGTAAATACCCTTTAACACCTGGATTCTATTAGGCGCACGTTTAATAGATAAATAATACGCTAACCCTGCGGCTAAACATGGGTAAAACCGAAAAGGTATCTCTAGATCATTAGTAAAAGTGTCCGCATCGTCCATACGTCTTAAACGATTAAAAATAATCACATCCGTGTCATTTTCAGGCGCAGGCCAAACTTTTAACACAGGTTGTATTTGCCGATCTAAAAAGAATTGCGAAGGACGACCCGTTGTAGATTTAGACGGTATATTTAAGTACGCTTCACGGCTCAGTCTATCGGCTGCAAAATCTGTATCATCCCGACGTATTACCACCGACAAAACGTCAATAGTTGATTTAAAATCAGTTAAATCTACCGCTGCGGATAATGTAGTAGTTGCACCACTGGTCCCACCCGTTAAGGTTTCACCATTAGAAAACGTTCCAGAAGGTATGGTTATAGCAAAACTGGTAGTTGAAGGTTTGTTTGTTATAGTTGCTGTTGCACTGCTAGTGCCACCTGTAATGGTTTCACCAACAGAAAAACTAGCACTAGCCGCTACAGTCATGGTTAAAGTTCCCGCAGGATACTCTCGAACGCCTGTAGCCGTAGTAATAGACGTTTCATTAATCGTCCATTGATTTAACCCACGATTAGCCCAATCGGCTAACATTAGGTTCAAAGACCTTTTAGCTGTTTTTAAATCATACCCGGTACGTACTTCTAAACCACAACGCTCGAACGCTTCTTCTACATAATCAGAAACATCTAATTCAAAGTCCTTTGAGCTTGAAGTAGCCATTTATTTAACTTTTCCGCCTTTCTTAAAACGCTTAACTCCCGCCTTCTTAACCATACCACCACCGCGCATACCTTTAGCGCCTGTTTTCTTAACGGCTCCACCACCCATCATACGTTTAGGTTTTTTAACGGCTCCGCCAGCCCTCATACCCTTAACAGGACTTTTGCCTTGTGGCACTTTTTTGCCCATAGCAAGAGCCTTTCTTTGTGATATCGTTTGTTTACCCACTTTTGAGTCTCCTATAAAGCTCGTTTCGTTTATCTAAAATTTCTTTTACCGCATAACCACCATGCTCACGATTATAATACCCTTTACTCATTAATTTTTCTGAGGTTTCACACAATAAACTTAATCTTTGTATAAAAATCATACCATAGACTTCGTCTAAATTAGTTTCAAAATCACCGTCATCAAGAATTTCATTTGACTCAGATTCTGGATGAAAGCCCATTAAATAAATGTCTTTATCAATAAAAATACCGTCCGCAATAGCCTCGTTTAAATCAGCTAAATACTGATGAAAATCGTCTTCATTTGGTTCGTATTCTAAATCGACAAGAATAATTAGCTCATACTGATCGTCATAAGCTGAAATAATAGAGTAAAGCGGTTGATAAGAGGTATCGTGCTTGAACACGATACCTACTTTATTGTCGTGCCATGCTTTAGCTGCATAAGGACACGCAGGAAAGTTATTGTACGCAGGATTGGGCTTTTCTAACGCATGTAATGACCAAGCCCTTATTTCCTCGCTAACTTGTTTTTCAAGCCCGGTGTACAATTCCATAATTACCTCACAGTAATTAATACTCTTTTACACAAGTTATTGTAATTGCGTATGTCTCTCCGCTTGCATGACCTACCGTAGTTAACTGCACATCACCTGTTTTACCTGAACCAGAATAGTTGGGTAAACCACCTATATCACTAAAATCAAGCGTATCCGAATAATTAGGAGGTAGTTCTACAATTATAACGTCCGTCGAAGCGTCCCACAAAAGTTTTACGCCCATGCCTACTGTAGAAAAAACAATTTTTTGTATTCTAACTCCTGTACAAGCGTCACCATCTGCACTAGCAGCTAACGCGGATACATCAATTTTAGTAACGGCATCTTCACCCGTACCATCACTAGTATTAGTAAGGTAAAAAATAGCGGTTCGACCACCGTCTTGTATGGTGCTTACATTTACTGCATCAGCCATCTTTTACCTCCTTATTTAGCTTTAATAATACCTTGTAAAACTAAAGACTTATACTCAGCGCTTCCTTCAGGAGGAAGTTCCGATTTTTTAGGTTTACTTGCTGTCTTTTTAGAGTCAGCTTTTTCTTTTTTATCAACCATTGATTACTCCTTATCTGTTTTGAGAAGCAAGCAGATAGTCAATAGTCATTGACTTAGTTCCAGTAGCTGAACCAGAAAGTTCCATTGCACCTATAGCAAGATTTTCATCATCAGGAATATTGTCTGTATGTGTAGCTACTTTATTCCTGTTTACAAAAAACTCTACACTTCCTGTGCCTTTTACATGAAAACCAAGCGTTACATACGTGCCACTTGCAATGTCTACACCAGAATCAGTAGTGGTTGCTGTGCCATCTTTTTCAGTGATGCAATCAATATTGCTATCGCCATCATCTACCTGAAAAACAATTCGGTCAGCAGCCGTTAGCATGGCTTCTGGGTTAGTTGCAAAGTTTACAGTTAAACCAACACAAATTTCTGTGTTGTCCCCTTCTGCATCAGTAACAAATAATTTAGTTTCAAACCAAATGTCACGTCCAGAAGATACGGCAAAAATTTCGTTGCCCTGTACAGAAGCTCCGTCATTGTCTGTAGTGGCTTGCGAAGTTAGAACTAATGTACCGTTTTCAGCGTCTGCACCTAATGCAGCCGTAGCTGAACTATCTTTTACAACAGTCCAATCATTAGTGTTATCTAAAGCAACCCCAGTAAAATCGTCCATATAAGTAAGATAATCTGGGTTTTGAGAAGCAGGAAGGTTTTCAAACCATTGTCTGTTACCGTCTTTACCTGCGTGTAGAATAGGGCCAGTAAAATGAACTGCCATTGTAATTCCTCCTTACCAAAGGTTTCGCCCTAGAGTCTTGGTAAGCGTCTGCTGGGTCAGTCGCTAGGGCTAATTATTCCCAGTTAAAGTTGGGGGCCAAAAGGCCCCCTTATACTAAGCTCCAGGTGTTCCGAAAACACAACGCCAGTCAGAAACTCCAAAGGCATATCTTTCACGAGCTTTAAATCTCATGTTGCCTGTGTCGAAGTCACCTTCCATAGCGGTGCGAATTGGGGTCCTGTTAAACAACTTGAAGCCATTTGGAGCATCGGTCTTAACAAAGTAAGCATCCGTGTCGGTGAGGAAGTGATTTACCACCGCACCTTCTGGAAGCATACCCATGCTCTTCATAGCGTTAATGTCGTTGTCCGCAGTACCGGAACGAAGGGTAGAGTTTAGAACTCTTTCAGTAATGAACTGAAGTTCTTTAGGAATAAGTAGTTTCATTCCACGAACTGCTACCTTCAACCCTCTTTCATCTGTGAACCCAGCAATAGAGATCATCATAGACTCCAAAGAAGTCTCATTGAGATCCGCTGCTGTGCTTAAGATGTTGCTTTGGTTTCCGCTTAGTGACGGATGTGAAGCACTACATAGTGCCACGCCATCACCAATAGCAGAAGCTCCTGCTGTAAAAGCGTTGTTCAAAATTGCCGCAGCCTTAATTTGCTTTGTTTGCGACATTGAACGAGCTAAAGCACGGGTGTACCGCGAAGCTAACTTGTCATACAAGTTGTCTTCGATTGCTTCTTCAGTAATGCTAAAAGCAAGGGCAATCGTTTCCATTGTGTAACGAGCAGTGTAAGTTTCCTGCGCGTCATCAAAAGAAATCGCTCCGCCTTCACTTTTTACTGGAGCAGTACCAAAACCACTCAGCATTACTTCTTCTTCAAATGCACGATCAGAGCTTTCTTCGTCGAATATTTCGGCGTGTTCAGCTTCGTATCGGTCATATTCCAGCCCAAACAAGGCGTTAAGGCCGGGTTCCAACTCCTTAGCGAGTTGAGCGCGTGATATAGCCATCTGCTAACCCTCCTTAAATGCCTGTACTAGTCGCGGTAGTCTGTGAATCGTACCGTGACGTAGTAGCGTTAAAATGTGCGTTCAAGCGTACAATCAACGGAATACCCGCTGCTGTATAGTCGCTATTAGCTTCATCATCCTGAATACCTACAATACGCAACCCTAGAGTCGCTGTAGTAGCAATAGATGAAACACTAAGAGCCGAACTTGAACGGCCTGTACTGGTAGAACCAGAACGTGCTGAAGTTCCCAATGTTGCGTTAGCAAAAACAGCCGCTTGTGCGGTTGCTTTACTAGTTAAAGTCGCATCACTAGCTACTTGAAATAGCTGATTGGGGTTATCAGCAACAAAAGCCTTGACAGGATGATTCGTGTCAACACTTACGTTGTTTGATCCCGGCCAGTAATTAGAAAATCTAGGTTTCCCTAGACTAGAATCTACATATTCTACGCCCATAAGAACGCCCAAGGAGGCAGTTGTGCCACCAGCCGTATCTGCTGCTTGACCAATAAAACCTGTAGCTAAAGGAACTACAATTTCATATTGGTAAATTGCATTAGTATCGTCTGTAGCAATTTCATACTGAGTTACCCCAGTAGAGTTTACTGCGCTTCCAACAAGTCCTATAGGACGAAGACCGTAGGCAGTTTCTTGGTTTGCCATATTTTTAGTCCTCTAAAATCCTAATTAAAGTCTCACGACTCTCGTTGAGCCGATCCACCACCAAAAGTTACACGAGATTGACGTTCGGGTTTCCCAATCGTCATCGTCGGATGTGCGTTCTCGCGCATAAGATCGTGGTCAATAGCTTCAATTTGATCAGCATGTTTGCTGGCGTAATAAGAATTACGTTCGTCTACTGTTTCCAACGGTATCCTTGCAAGAACTAATCCCCCAACCGCAAACACACCTTCGAATTGACCTGAATCAGCAACGGGAGCTTCAAAATCAGGATACTCATCGCGTCGAACTAACTCGTAGCCTTCACGAAGTCTTGCCGAAATATTCTGGCGATCTTCTACGCCGCGTACTTCAGCACGTATCCACCGATGTTTAAAACCCTCTGGGGCAGGCGGTGCATCTAATTGTTGAGGAGGAGTCCACGGTTTACGCTTCGCCGTTTTCTCTCTCGTATTGTTTGCGCGAGGAGTTCTATTAGTGCCCTCAAAACCTTTTTTCATTTCAGACATAATATTCTCCTATTTCACGAATTTTGCGTATTCTTCAAGTGGCACACCCAGTTTTTTTGCTATTGCAACTTGGCTACGGGTGAGACTAACCTTTTTTGAGCGCCCTGACTTTTGTGAGCGGGACGTTCCGGCAACGGTCTGAGCGGGTCGATTGCCGGACCCGTTATTAAACTTGTGCGGAAATTCTGTTTTAATCCGCCTATCTAATTCATTATAGTATTCGTCACTTTGTGGGTCAAACCCCTTCTGTCT